TGGACCCCAAGCCCTCGTCAAGCAGCTCAAGGAAGACGGCGAGCTAGTCCTGAAGCTGATCGTTGCTGAGAAGCTCGGCTACACGTTGGTCGAGCTGGAGGAACGGATGACGCCGCAGGAGCTGTGGCTGTGGTCGACGTTCTATGAGCTACGGCAACAGGAAGAGAAGGCAGCGCAAGAGAAGGCAATGCGGCGTCGTCGGTAGGCTGTCTCTAGCGCTGCGCAGGGATCTTGAGCACACAGTTCGCTGTGGATCTTGTCTTCAAGAGCCAGGGCGTCGACAAGATCAAGGATGCGACCGACAAGCTCAAGGGCGTCGAGGATGCTGCGCAGAAAGCCGGCTCCTCAACGAAGGGCGCTGCTAACGGAATCAAGGCGTTTGGCGTCAGTGCTCGCGGTGCAGCTGGGGGCGTTTCCGCGCTTGGCGGCGCTCTGCAAGCAGCTCTAGGCCCGATCGCTGCGTTGAGTGGTGCCGTTGGCGCGCTGACTGCAGCATTCCAGACGATCGCAGCGCAGGACTTTGCTGAGGCGAAGGTGCGCACGCTTGGCACCAATAGCAAGGAGCTGGTCGCTGAGCTGAAACTGGTCAGTGCTGAGCTGAAGGGCCAGGCCAGCGTTGCTGAACTGACGGCCGCTGCGTACGACGTGGCATCGGCTGGCTTTGTGAAGGCGGCGGATGCTGCAGCGGTGTTGAAGGCAGCAAGCCTGGGCGCTGTTGGTGGCTTCTCTGACATCAACACGGTGGGTAATGCTGCCACCAGCGTGTTGAACGCTTACGGCTTGGCTGCCAGTGAAGCGTCACTGGTGGTCGATCGATTTATCCAAACGCAGAACGACGGCAAGATCGTCGTGGCGGAGTATGCGCAGAACATCGGCAAGGTGGCGGCAGCTGCGGCTGGTCTGCAGATCCCGCTGGAAGAAGTCAATGCGGTGATCGCTCAGGCCACTGCCTCAGGTGTGCAGGCGGAGGTGGCATTCACAGGTTTGAAGTCAGCCTTTGCGCGGCTGGCATCGGGTGATGCCAACAAGGAACTAGAGGGCTTTGGCATCAAGATTGATGCGGCAAGCATCGCTAGCGATGGTCTTTACGGCACGCTGAAGAAGCTGGAGAAGCTCGATACGGGCACGCTGTTCAAGGTGCTGGGCACAGAGGCAGGCCCAGCGTTGCTGCCGGTGATTCAGAACCTGGAGCGCTTTGAGGAGCTGATCAAGAAACAGGAAGGCAGCGCAGGTGCTGCCGCCAAGGCAAATGCTGAAGCCGCCAACACGATCCAGGGTGCGTGGAAGGCGGTGCAAACCGAGCTGAGCAACTTGTTTGCCGACCAGTCAGAACTGGGCACCGTGCTGAAGGTGACGCTGCAAGCAGCAGCGGCAGCGGTGAAGATCTTTGGGCAGACGTTGAATGTGCTGCTGGCGCCGATCAAGGTGATCGTTGATGCACTGAGCACGATCGCCAAAGCAGCTGATGAAGCGTTCAACATCAGCGCAACAATCGAGCAAGCCAACTCTGCTGCTCAATCGTTCCAAGCTGAGCTGGGCACCATCCGCGACGAGTTCCTCGCTGACCTAGCGGGTGCGTTTGAACCCATCGTCGAGCTGTGGGGTCAAGCGATGGATGCCATCGCTGGCTGGTGGGGCAGCACCACGCAGACCATGGGCGAGATGGCTGATGGTTTGGGTGGCTGGATTCAAGGCGTTTGGAACGGCATTGCAAGCGGTGCTCAGAACATCATCAGCCCGATCATCAATGCCTTCAAGGCGGCATTTGATGGTGCGTGGAACATCATCATGGGCTTCTGGAACAGCCTGCCGGGCTGGCTGAAAGGGGCCTTATCTACTGCTGGCAGCGTTGTTGGCGGTGTTGCCAGCGCTGTGACCAACGCATTGAACAAGGTTGGCGCTGCCGTGCAGAAAGGCATCGCAGGTGCTGGCAAGAACGGTGCGGGCAAGACTGCTCCGCAGCAGATTGCCTATCAACCAACTGGTGGTGGAGCTGCCGCCCCCGCTGGTGGTGGCGGTGGTGGCAAGAAGGGCAAAGGCGGCGGCGGTGGTGGCAAGAGCGGCGGCGCTACACGCGAAAGCCAAGTGCCTGCGCTGCAGCGGGAGTTACAGCTCAAGCAAGAGTTGTTCGGGCTTGAGCAAAAGATCGCTGCAGCTCAGGCAGTCGACGACAAGAGCACCGTCATCCGATTGCAGGGTGAGCAGAAGCTGCTGGAGCTGAAGAGCAAGATCGCTGCCGTTGAAACTGACACCAAGCTGCCTGCGGCAGAGAAAGCTCTCAAGAAAGCAATCCTTGAACAGGAGGTGACTGAGGCACGCTTTGAGACGGCAACCAAGCTGGAGACGCTTGAAGCTGACCGAAAGGATCGGCTGCAAGAGATGCTCACTGGTTTTGACCGTGAGATCGAACTGGCTGGGTTAAAGACTGAGGAAGCCAAGAAGCTGCTGGAGATTGAGCACAAGATCCTTGACCTGAAGAAAGAGGGCCTGCTCACCAGCGACGCCGAAATCCAGTCTTATCGGGACAAGGCTCAAGCTGCTGCTGCAGCAACCACAAAGGACGACAAGCAAAGCCAAGCTGAGTCTGATGCTCAGGGCATTGCCAGCACTCTTACGGGTGGCATCAAAGACGCAATCAAGGCTGCTGTAACTGGCGGCGATGTGAAGGCTGCACTGAGCAACATGCTTGCCAGCCTTGGCGATCGTCTGCTTGACATGGCCTTCAGGCCGTTGGAGCAGATGCTGACCCAAAGCCTGACCAACATGCTGAGCCCTGCGGCAAATCAGCAGATGGCAGCGGCGTATCTGATGCAGCAGTCAGGCGCGCAGATGATGATGGCGGCCCAGACTTATGCCGCTGCAATGGCGGCTGGTGGTGCTGGCGGGTTTAATCCGCTGGGCATTGTCGGCTCCATCTTTGGCGTAGCCGGCGGTGCTTTCGGTGGCGGTGCTTTTGGCTCTGGATTCAATCCGTTGAGCACCACCAAGCTTTTTCCTGGCGGCCTTTTTGCTTCAGGGGGTTCGCCCACTCCTGGCCAACCCACGATCGTCGGTGAGCGCGGCCCTGAGCTGTTCGTCCCCGGTCAGTCCGGTGGCATCACCAACAACCAGAACCTGCGCAGCATGATGGCGTCGGATCACGCCAAGACTGAAGGGCGCAACAACGCCCCGGTGATGAACATGAGCTTTGAGACCACCAAGTTCATGGATCGCGATTGGGTTGATCGGGAGCAGTTGGAAGCAGCGATGGCGCAAACCGCTCGCCAAGGTGCCGCGCAGGGTGAGCGCCGCGCCATGGAGCGCCTTCGTCAATCACCCCGCACCCGCCGGTCGCTCGGACTATGACCTTCCCCGCCATTAAGCCTTCCAGCCGGAGCTTCAGCCCTGGGCAGCTGCCAATCCGCAGCTACCGCACCCTCAGCGGTGCAATCTGGAAGCGCTCGTTCAGCAACACCCGCTCCGGCCATGCGCTGAGCCTGGAGTTCAGGAACATCCCAGACGCCACCGCCGATCAGATCCTTGCTCACTTCGAGAGCATGGGTGGACCGTTCAACCGGTTTGATCTGCCAGCAGAGCTGTTCGTCGGGATGAGCAGCAGCCTCACAGGACGGATGCGAGCACCTGCCAACGTGCAGTGGGCTTACTCGTCAGAACCAAAGGTGCAGTCGGTCTACCCCGGCATCTGCACAGTCAGCGTGGAGCTAATTAGCGAGGTGGCAGCAGCGTGAACATTCAGATCTGCCAGCTGCTGGATCTGAAGATGCGCAATGGCACCCGGCTGCTAGCGCAGAACTTCTTTGTGAAGCAGAGCTACCCGTTCTTGGGTGAGACCTACCAGTTCGTGCCGTTTCAGATCTCAGGGTCACTGATGACAATCGGCGGCGACAACGAGACGCTCACGGTGCTGTTCCCCAACACCGAGATGGCGCTCACGCTGCTGGAAGGTGGCGACGGCAATCGCAACAGCGAGCTGGTGTTGCGCAACCTATGGCTCAACAGTGCGCTGCAGCCGATCCCTGATCCGATCCCCGAGTTCTACGTGGGGCAGGGCAGCACGTTCAATGAGCTGACGATTGAGTGCCGCTTCCGCAGTGCGTTGGATTCCGTTGGTGGCACCTTCCCCGCTCGCATTTTGACCGCCGAGAATGCAGGGGTGCTGCCGCTTAGCGCTGATGTGCGCTTGCAATGATCTGCTGTTCTTGCGGTATGGCTGGGGGCACGCACCAGGCGATGGCACCGGCCTGACCGATTGCTTCCAGCTGGTGTGCGAAGTGCGCCGCCGGCTGGGCTTGCGGGATTACGCCCCAGACTTCGACTGGGTTTATGACACCTACACTGAGGCAACGCTGCCTCGGATGCGGTTGATGCGCTGGTTGCTTGAACATTGCAGCCGCGTGACTACACCGCAGCCAGGTGATCTATTGCTGTGCCAAGGGCGTGCGGCAGGTGCGTTTGCAGTGGTGAGTGCTGAAGGTGGGATGATCCACCTTCGGGACTCCGGCACTGTGGCGCATCACCTGCGTGTGCCCAGTGCTCTTCCTTTGTTCCGGCCGCTGCCATGAACCGCAAGCTTCTGCCGTATGAGCGTGGCCTGTGCGAGCAGCTGGGCCTGAGCGAGGAAGAGTATCTGCTGTTCTTGGCAGCGCAGAAGGACTACTCGATCTCGGAAGCGAAGCGGCGCGAAGAGCTGCGGGGTGATCCTGTCTCGATCGTCTTGACGGTTGTCGGGATCCTGTTTCAGGTGGCGTCGGCCTTGCTGGCACCGAAGCCCGAGCAACCGAAGTTCAGGGCACAGCGCCGGGATCGAACCTACGCACCGCGCTATGGCTTCAACTCAACGCAAGAGCTGGCGCAGTATGGCGACCCGCTGAATCTGGTTTATTGCAACCAGTCGATCAATCCGCAGGGTGCGGTGCGGGTGAACTCGGCGCTGCTGTGGTCGTCAGTGGAGAGCACCGGCAGCGGGCAATACATGCAGCTGTTGTTGCTGGTCGGTGCTGCAGGAGTCAAGAAGCTCGACTTCGGCAAGACGGCATTTGGGCAGTTGCCAGCAAAGCAGTTCGCAGCGGCAAGCACCTGGATGTATTACGCCCAGCAGAACGGGCCGGTGTTGGCGCAAGACAAGGTATGGGGTAACGCAAGCGATCCGGCGCTGGAAGACATCGGCGGGGGTGACATCATCCACCGGCTGCGGCATGGCAACAGCCTGACCGAGGGCTACTCGATGGCGTTCACGCCAACGACCGCCAAAGACCTCGGGGTGTATGCGCCCATCCCGATCAACGTGGATGTGTTTGAGCGCGATCAGGATGGCGACCTTACCAGCCATCCGATCGGGATTGAATCGCGCACGCCTTGGACAAACGGGCAGTGGTATGACGCGGGCGATCAGTTTCAGCTGTTTTTCAAGAAGGTTGACCGCGACCAGGAAGAGGTTGCCGATGAGGCAGCCAAGGATCTGCGGCTGCAGCTGCTGAACAACCTGGATCGCGGGGCGATCTATGAGCTAGGCAGTGCGCACTTCAGGCTGCTGCGCTGGGAGGAAGGCGACAACATCCATGCCGAGAACATCAGCGCACGGTTTGAATGCACTGAAGCTGGCTTTGCACCGTCGACGCCGTATGACCGCACGCAGCCGCGCAAGCTCGAAGACTATGACCGCGAGCTGTTTGAGCACTACCGCAAGGTGCTTGAAGCGCCATCACCGTCGTCGGTAGAAGATCTCGCTACCAACAATGTGATCGCCGGCACGATCAGCGCGATCGGCGGGTCGCTCACAGCTATGTCAGAGCACAAGATCTGGCTGGGTCTTTCGCAAAAGCAACAAGCTAGCCGCACATACAAGAACAGCCTCATCACCGACGACATTTACATCAAGGGGTTTGGCAAGGAATACGACTTCAACGGAACGGTGACGCTGACCTGGATCAATGATCTGGACAAGACCTCTACCGCGACCTACCCCGAAGGTGGTTCGATTGCTTACACCGAACTGATCCTTGAGCAGTTCTTGGCGGATAAGCCCAAGTTGCCCACCAAAGCGTTGCGCAAAGAGTATTCCGACGATCTCAAAAGGCTGCGGAAGTATCGCGACGACCTTCGAGCTGGCCGCTACAAGCGCCAACTGCGTAACGACATCAAAAACAACGACCCCACGGTGCGGGCGATTTGGGACAAGGTTCGCAACCTCAACAACCTGATCGCTGCTGCCAACGGCGAGGAGATGGATGACACCTGGAGAGCAGAGGCACGCCAGCAGCAAACTGCGGTAGACCTGCGCAACCAGATCGCAGCCAAGCGGGAAGAGATCGAAAGCTACGCCGATAACGAATCAGGCGGCCGCGCGGTCAAGAAGGTGAAGCGACTGGAGAACCAGATCGAAAACCTGCGTGACACCCGCCGTGATTTCATCAACGACTACATCGCTCAGAAGCGCCGTCAAGCCAAGAAGCCGGCTAGTCAGATCCGGGCATGGCGCGACGAAAAGGATGACCTGCTGGAGGCGATGAATGCAGAGATTGCCGTGCGTTTGGATGACTGGCGCACCGAGAAGGTGCGTGAGGCGCGCGAAGCGACCTATGCCTTCACGGGGTATGACGGCAACCGCTACGCCTGCGGGGTGAACTGCCTGATCGACAAGCTTGACGATCTCAAGGGCGAGTTCACAACTGATCAGGTGGGCACCGACCTGATTCGCAAAGCCCTGCGCGATTTGATTGCCAAGAAGCGTGAGGCGCTGCAGTGGCTGCGCTGGCTGGCAAAGAACTGGGACACCCTCGCCCGCGACGTAGACGACGACTTCTTTAGCAAGTGCTTAGTGAAGCGCGCCCGCGTTGATTACCAGACCATCACCAAGTGTGATCGTGTGATGTTCAACTTCCGCGCGCGCCTGTTCCGTCGCATCTCAGGGCGTCAGCTGGAATACGGCACCAACGAAGCGCCGGACGGCTACAAGCTCAGCGACAACGGTATTAAGCGCCGTGTGATGTTCTTCCGCATGATGTATCGCGATCTGGGCGCTGACCTGTGGCAGGAGGTGCCAAAGATCTTTGCGATTGAGCGGGCCAGTGACACCGATCACTATGTGTTTCTGCAGTTCATCTCGCCGCGCAAGGCAAAGCGTGAGTTTCGCTTTGTGCCCCTAGTGGATGCTCGCCGCACGGTGCGAGAGAAAAGCATCGACGGGTATATCTATATCAAAAACGGCGGGAGCATTAAGAGCTACAGCCACGACGGCAACACGATCAGTTTTCGCGGGCGGTATGTCGGCTTGGCCGAGAACAAGCTCCCCGACCTGCGGGAGACCGGGCCGATGTATACCAACGAGTGGGACATGTTCTCCGTCCACTCAGACACGCAGATCCAGTTCAGCTTCGACAACGGCCCCGAGGCATCGCTGGTGAACGTGACCGAGCAAGTCACTTGCCCACTGGATGAGCAGAAATACAAAGGGATGAGCCTGCTGGCCTTCCACACCTACGCCAGCAACGGGGTGGATGATCTGCGCACCATCTCGACCTACGCCTTGGAAGGTAAAGCGTCGTGGAAGGTCAACGACACCACCGGCCAGCCGTATCAAAGCGGAGAGGGCGCTTGCTTTGCGCCAGACATCTTTGCTGACACGGTGCTTGATAGCACCAACGGAATCAAGAACTTCGCCAACGCCAACGCGATCGACTGGGAGCAACTGGCAAAAGCAAAGCGCTTCTGCAAGAACAACGGGCTCGGCTGTCGCCTGTTCATGGATGGCGTGATTGCTGATCGGCGCAGCTGGCGTGAGTTCTGGGCGGAGGTGGCGCCGTTCAGCCTGCTGGAGTTTGCGCGGCTGAATGGCAGGGAAACCTTGCTGCCTGCGCTGCCTATCACGCCTGACGGTCAGGCGACCACCAGCTTGACGATCTCGGCGCTGTTCAACGAGAGCAACATCCTGGAGGAGTCCTACAAGGAGGAATACCTCGACTACGGGGACAACACCAAGGATCTGGTGGCCACGGTGATCTACCGCGAGGTGGCAGAAGACGACGAGGTGTTCCCTCGCAACACCAGCGTGACGTTGTGCCGCGCGGACACGAACGACGCCGAGGCGGTGTGGCAGACCTTCGACCTGTCGGATTGGGTGTCGCAGAAGCGGCAGGCAGAGCTGTATGGCCGTTACCTATGCCAGCAGCGGCGTTATGTGGGGCGCACGATCGAGTTCCAGACAGTGCCGACTGATAGTCCTGTGCAGCCTGGCGCTTACATCGTTGTGGACATCGGGCTCAAGCGCTGGGATTCAGTGCGCACCGGCGTGGTGCAGGCCGGCGGAACGTTGGATCTGCCGCTCGACGTGGGGATTCAAGATGGCGTCTACACCGTGATGACCTACGACAGCACCCACGAACCACAGGTGCATCAGGGCGTTGCAATCGAGAACGGTGTGGCGCTGGGGCTGAACGTGCCTGAGGGTTCGCTGTTCGTGCTGGGCAACAGCAGCGATGCTCGCCGTGTGTTCCGCGTCACGGAGGTGTCACTCGATGAGGATGCGGTGCTGACCGTGCGTGGCGCTGAGCACCCGTGCCAAGTGAACGGCGCGGTCTACACCAGCCTGGTGGCAGATCTGAGCGACGGTCTCTTTAGAGAGGTCGGCGTAGACTGCACCTGAGGATGGCGCCATGAGTTTCTTCAGCGGTCGACACGGCAGCCTCGTTTATCTCGGCAAGCCGGTAGCGAAGGTGAGCAGCTGGCAGCTCACGCTGTCGACTGATCTGCTGGAGACCACAACGGTCGAGCAGTTTGCGCCCACCTATCGCCCTGGGATGAAGAGCGCAACGGGTTCAGCGCAGCTGTTTTACTACCGCCTGGAGTTCCGCGACCGCACGGAGAACACCAGTTTCGTGGAGCTGTTGAACAAGTTGGTGCGCGTGGGTGAGCTGGGGGAAGCCGACCGGGTATCACTGGATCTGGGGATTGGATCATCCACGGCAGATCGCTTGCTGGTGGATGCCTACCTGACACGAGCTGACCTGGGCAGCACATCAGGCGAGGTCGCCAAAGTGAGCGTGGATTTCACCGTCACGGGTGATCTGAAGCGAGGTCTGGGCTGATGTTTGTCACCGGTGATCAGGGCTGCGTTCAGATCCGGCGGCGCACTGGGCTGACGGTTGATTCGATCGTCACCCCAGAAGATGTCAACACGATCATCAACCGCTTCAACTTTGAGGGCTCTGGCACCAACATCTTGATCGGCGATCGGATTGAGCTGAGCACCGATGACCCGCGTGGTCTGGCATTTATCGACCCAAGTTGGTGGCCTGATGGCACGGTGCATCACAGCGCGATGTTCTACGCCCACATGAATGCGATGGGCGGCATCCGCATGTATGGCAGCTTTGAGGATGCGATCAATAACAACAAGGCAAACGTGACGCCGCTTGTCCCGTTCACCGGTGCGCCGATTGCCGTGCGCGCTGATGTGCGTGACACCGGGCATCACGCCTTGGGGGGAGTGCGGCGCTTTACGTTCAATACGGATCGCGCGGCGATTGATACGACGAGCTTGGGCGACCTGTTCACCGAGCAGTTCAGCGCGGGCAACATCACCGGTAGTGGCACGATCGACTGTTTCTTCCAGACCAGCCGCGGGGAGTGTGCGCTGCAGGAAGCTGGCGTTGAGATGAGCGTGTTGCTGCCGCAGATCATCCTGCGCACGGAGCTGGGCGGTCAGTTCGACGCGATCCTCCAGCTGACAGATGGCAGCGACGGCACTCCGGTGTTCTATGAGGTGACAGCGCTCACCACACGGGTCGGTGTCGAGGTTGAACCGGGCGGGATTATCAGCGTCGCGATGGATTTCGTGACGAGCGGCGAGTTCTACCTGCGTATAGGTGAACCGTCTGGCTACATCCTGAAAGAGGACTACGACCGCATCATGAGGGAGCAGGACATCGACTTCCTCGTGACAGAACCCACTGATTAACCTAGGGGAAGCTCAGTCGCAAATCGGTAGCCGTGGCAGACACCAGGATTTCGGCGCTGACACGTCTGCCGGAAGCCGGTGTCTCACCGACAGACCTGCTGCCGATCGCAGACCTGTCGGCATCAGAGACGAAAGCCATCACAGCAAAGGACTTGCTGGAAGGCGTCGTCATCAACATGGACGCCGGCTCGATACCGGCCGACAAGATTGATTTCAGCAGCGGCGTTCCAAGCGGAACGATCGACATCACGCAAGGTGATGTGGTGCTGGGGCGCATCACAGGCGCTGGTTTCGCTGAGGAGATTGCTTGCACGGCAGCCGGGCGCGCCTTGCTTGCGGGCATTGATGCCGCAGCACAACGCACATCGCTGGGTCTTGGCAGCTTGGCGCTGCGGAGCGGTAGCTGGGTGGACGGCTCCAGCTTTAGCGGCACCAGCAGCGGCACCAACACCGGCGACCAGACGATCACGCTGACGGGTCCGGTCACAGGCGCCGGCACTGGCACCTTTGCCACGACGATCACCGCTGGCGCTGTTGGCACCACGCAGCTGGCGACAGGCGCAGCCACCACGATCAAGGTGGCTGATGACGCGATTACCTCAGCCAAGTTGGCTGATCAATCCAGCACGGTTGTGGTGACGGGTTCACCAGCTGGTGCTGGTGCGTTCATCGGTCAGGGCGCAATCAACAGCGTCAACAACGTCACCTACACCTACACCGCAAGCGGGTGGGTGGAGAACGCCGGGGCAAAGAGCATCACCTTCAACGAGGTGAATACACCGCTGTCGTTTGCGGTGAGCGGCAGCAGCGCGTTGACGGTGGACGTGAGGCTTGATCTGCAGGCTGCAAATCGAGTGTGGGCAGGTCCGAGCAGTGGCGCCAACGCGGTCCCGACCTTCCGCGCTTTGGTGAGCGCTGATCTACCTGCCGCAACAGCAGGAGCAATCGGTGCTGTCAAGCCTGGTGACGGGCTGAGCGTGGCAGCCGATGGTCTGCTGACGGTGAACAAGGCAAGCACCACCGCAATCGGCGGAGTGTCGATAGCACCGGGCGATGCAGTCACCGTGGATGGCGCAGGGCAGATCGCTCACTCCAATAGCGGTGTCACTCCTGGCACCTACCCGAAGGTGACGGTGGATGCCTTCGGGCATGTGGTGTCTGGCAGTGCGTTAGATGGCACTGATGTGCCGCCGCACGATGCGTCGTTGCTGGTGAGCGGCAGCATCCCAGCAGGACGGTTTGGCGACAAGAGCATCCCTGCCAATGCGTTGGCGGATTACGCGACGGCGTATATCCAGGATGTGCTGCCGCCACTGACAGGCAACACAATCGGGCGGCTGTGGCTCAACCCACTGGCGCAGCAGATCAGGATGTGGGACGGCAACGTTTGGGTGCCGATCGGTGTTGGCGCGCTGAGTGAGCAGAACCTGCGTTTCAGCGGTCTATTCAATGCCAGCGACGGCAAGATCACGATCTTGACGCAGTTTGGGCGTGATGCGGGGTACAAGGTTGGCGATGTGTTGCCGGTTGCCACCGACCAGCTGACGGGTTCGTATTTCGTTTGCGACACCGCAGGCAACGGCACGGCGGTGGTGCCTGGCATTGCGTTCGATCCGGGTGACTGGTGCTTGTGCTTGGGCGTCGCACAGGGCTGGGCGCGGATCGACACGCTGAGCGGTGGCGGTGGCGGCGGGACCACCACGCTGGACGGGCTGATCGACGTGGATGTGCCTAACCCGAGCGCGGGTCAGGTGCTGGAGTTCGACGGCACGGTGTGGAAGGCAGTTGCCGTTGCCGACGCCACCACAACAGTTAAAGGCCGGATTGAACTAGCAACGCAGGCGGAGGTGGATGCCGGCACTGATGCCGTGCGTGCGGTGACACCCGCCACGTTGAAGCAGTACGTGGCGACAGCAAGTCCACCGCCACCGGATGCCACCACAACGGTGAAGGGCATCGTTCAGCTGGCGACTGCAGCTGATGTGACTGCAGGCAGTGCAACGAAAGGGGTCACAGCAGATCTGCTGAAGACCACCAACGACACGCTGACGACTGCAACGAACAACATCACCACGATCCAGGGGCAGATCACCACGCTCCAAGGTCAAACGATTGATGCCAGCGAGACTGCAAAGGGCATCATCGAGTTGGCAACGATTGCAGAGGTCACAGCTGGCACTGACACGGTGCGAGCCGTGACACCAGCAGGAGCCAAAGCGGTCTACCTGCCCACCGATTTCCGCACTCTTGCCGTTCTTCCCTGACTCCGATGACTCTGCAATCGACTGACTTGTTTGCCGTTCATCGCAGCGGCACCACCTACCAAGCGCAAGCATCGGTGGTGAAGAGTGGCATCCTCAACAGCCACATCATTCAAAGCCCGACACCGCCCACGATCGCAACTCACCCTGGCATCACCAACGGCACGATCTGGGTTGATACCAGTCAGTCGCCGCCAACAGTCAATGTGTGGGACCCTGCCGCCAATGGCGGCGCGGGCGGATGGGAGGAGTCCTCTGGAACGCCAAGGCCGATTGCCCCCGCGCCTGCGGATGTCTCAGCATCGCCTGCGTTCGTCAGTGGCACAGGAACACAGGCAGACCCTTTTGTGCTGACGCCTGTAACGGTTGCCAATGCTGGGGGTACGGCACTTAGCTCGCAGAGCTTGACAATCAAAGGGAAAGTTGGCGGCATTGTGTCCTTTGTTGACCTTGCCGCTGGGGCCAATGGCGCCCGTTTCACGCAGGCTGCTGGCGTTGTAGGCGCGGCAGGAACATGGAGTGGCAATCTTTCCTATCTCGACACGCCCAATAGCACCGTCGATGCCAGCTACACCGCCAACCTGAAGGTTGGCACTGTCTATTTCCGCTGGGTTATTTCGCAGAAGACCGCTCCGCCCGTACCGTCGCTCGTTCAGGCAACTGCTACGACCGTTGCTGGCAAGGCAGAAGTTGGGGCTGTGCTGACTGCCGCGCCTGGCACCGCAACTGGCGGTACTGCCCCGATCACCTATGCCACTAAATGGCAGGTCAGTGCTGATGGCACCAGCGGCTGGACTGATATTGCAAGCGCGACAGGGACGACCTACACCGTGCTGGCGGGACAGCTGGGCCAGTACGTCCGTGCGCTGACTACCGCTACGGACTCCACGGCCACGGCGCAGACCCTTGCCCTGCCTTCAGCTTCTACTGCGAAGATCACCACCTCGCCAGTGGCCACACTTGGTTGGAACGCTGACACAGACGCCTATACCCGTGATCCTGTTGCTGGACGGATCATTGATGTCCACTCCAGGATGCGGCGATGCTTGGTTACGGATGCGGGTGCTGTCACCTATCTGGATGCAGACGACAGCACCAAACTTGCTGGCGACTGGTTGCGGCTCTGCGAAACAACAGAGCTGAGCACCCCGTACACAGGCACCCATGGCAGCGAGGTTGCTAACACCACATTGCGAGGCTCGGCTTCTGCCTGGGTGGCGGGAACCTACACCAAGGGCCAGCGCGTAGCGAATGGCGGCAGTGTGTGGGAATGCCTGGCAGCTACCACCACGACAACGCCTGGGGCTGGTAGCACTGCTGCCACCTTGAGTGGTGGTGCTGGTCAGGTGATGGTGGAGATCCCGCGCTTTAGCGTGTGGCATGAAACTGCAACGGCAGGCAGCTACTTGCAGCATCAGCTCCACTTAACTCGCGGTACAAAGCTGGACGGCGGGTATGCGGTACATCCTGCCTTTGTTCGGGCTAATGGCAGCTACCGCGACTACATCTACATCGGCGCGTATCAAGGTACTGGCACCAACGGCAATGGTTCTGCCAGCGGGGTCAACAACACAACCAGCATGACGCGAGGCGCTTGCCGTACAGCATGTGCTGGCAGGGCCGCTAACTGGCATCAGCTTGGGTACTGGGAGTACAACGCTCTGCAGTGGCTGCTATTCACCGAGTACCAGGACATGAATAGCCAGAAAGTGCTGGGCAATGGCGCCATGGATGGCAACACATATCAGGTGGCGACAGGGATAAGCAACGCAAGGGGGAACCGTTGCGGACACCTGTACACGTCTGGTGGTTCGGCGAATGACTACGTGTCCTATAGAGGCGTCGAAAACTTCTACGGAAGAGCGTGGCAGTGGGTTGATGGTTTGAACCTGAATGGGACAGTGCCTTACGTTTGCGGAGATCCGTCGAAGTGGGCTGACGATACCGCGACTGGTTACAGCGCACTTCCTGCAGTTCCTGCCGGTGGCGGCGAGTACATCAGGGATCTGGCATCCGGCATTGCATTTATGCCGTCTTCCCTGGTGGGGGCGTCAGCGACAACTTTTATTGGTGACGCGTTGTATACAGGTACCGGCTGGCGTGTGGCCAGTGTGGGCGGCGGCGCGGCCAATGGCGCTCCGGTGGGGGCCTTGTGCTCGGCTTTCGGCGATGCCTCGTCCGTTGCGGCCGCGAGCTCCGGCGGCCGTTGCGCCTACGCGCCATAATTGAGAATGCTCTCAACAAGCAAGGAGGTGATCGCCATGTAGACGAGCAAGAGGCTTGACTCAGTTTCTCCGGCTGGCATGTAGCCAATGTGGGCAGCAACGCGAACAATGGCACTCAAGTGGGAGCCTTGTACTCGAATTTCAACAATGCCTCGTCCAATGCGAACACGAACATCAGCAGCCGTTGCGCCTTTCCCCCCTCGGTTTTCTGACCATACTGAGCAAGCCTGACCGCTAGGTCAAACACACACAATGCACAAGGGCCCAGTAGGCGAAAGCTCGAACGTCCCGCGACGACAGGGGGGTTAAAAATGAAACGGTATGGCTACCTCTGGGAGCAGGTTTGCAGCATCGAGAACCTGTGGGCGGCCTACCAAAATGCCAGAAGGGGAAAGGCCAGATATAGGCAGATCAGTGAGTTCGATCCAGTGGCTGAGCAGTTCATCCCAAAGCTGCAACAGCTGCTATTGACTGGGCAGTTCAAAGCCAGTCCATACAAGGTCTTCAGCCTGGTCGAACGAGGGAAGCTCAGAACAATTCACGCATTGCCTTTCTACCCAGATCGCATTGTTCATCACGCAATCACGCAGGTCTGCGCTCCGATCTGGGAGCGGTCGCTGATACGCAATACATTCGCTGCGCTGCCAGGGCGTGGCATTCACGATGGTGTGCGGCGCATGGCGCGGATCACCTTGAAGAGTGAAGGGCTCTTTGTCCTCAAGATGGATGTGAGGCAGTTCTACCCGTCAGTGGACCATGGCATCCTGAAGCAGATTGTTCGACGCCAGATCAAGGATGCAACGTTGTTGAGTGTCCTTGATGAAATCATTGATTCTGGACCGGGCCTACCCATTGGTAACTACCTAAGCCAATATTTTGGCAACCTATTCCTGAGTCCCGTCGACCACCGCGTCACAAGCGGCCTGGGCTTTCGTCACTACTTTCGCTACTGCGACGATATTGTTGTTTTGCACCACCAGAAAAAACGCCTACATACGTTAAAGGCTGAGATCGAGGCCGAGCTGTTGGCTCTGCGTCTTGAGGTGAAGGGAAACTGGCAGGTCTTTCCGCTTGCAACGAGAGGACTTGATTTCATCGGATACAGGTTCTGGCCATCGCACACCTTGGTCAGAAAGAAAACAGTCTTGAGACTGAAGCAGCGGCTGCGCATGAAGCGGCCAACATTGAATGAAGCGTTAAGAGTGAACCACGCAGCAAGAAGTTTTGCAGGATGGCTGCGGTATGCGGACACGGTTAGGCTGAGGCGAGTGGTAATCCAGCCCGCCTTGGGCGAAGTCAATGCTTACGTCAGTCGATTTCGGGCCAATCAAACCATCCATCGCCACCTTTTACGGGGGGTATCGCGTGCCCGTCGCACTGCAGCAGGTTGACATCCCTGCTGGTGCTGACGGCTCTACGGCAAAGGGGTGGCGTGGCTACCTGCTGGAGCTGGCGGGGCTGACGGAGGTTGAGTTCGACCGTGTATCAGCAGAGCTGCCGCCTGGCGACTATTCGGCAGACAAGCTGGCTGTATTGACGGAAGCTGTCCATGAACAGCGGCGTGCAGCGTATCCACCGATTGAGGACTACATCGACGGCGTGGTGAAGGGGGATGACGCCCAAGTTGCTGAATACAAAGCCAAATGCCTTGAGGTAAAGAAGCAGCACCCGATGCCGTGATCGAGTGGTGCGGCTACCTGATCACCACGATGCCGTCGCGGTTCATTCGCTACGACGTGCCGCCAGTGAACGTGGAGTGCGTCAGAGCACCATCTTCGTGCTCAGAGCTGGATCCTCTTCCTCGTGAGCAAGGGGATCAAAGCTGCCCTCGACATTGGCATCACCGACAGGCTCAGCCGTAACGCCCTTGCGCTCAGCATCCATCGCCTCCAGGCTGTCGAGCCACGCCCGCAGCGCATCGCCGGTTGGGGTCTTCGTGGGCCAGGCAGCAAACTTCAGCACCTTCTTGCGGGTGCGGCAGTAGATGCTCACGTTCGGTTTCCAGCAGACAAACCAGCGGGAAGTCCAGTCGCGAGCGGTCTCGATCCTGATGCCGTTGGATACGAAGGCATCGCGCTTCATGTGTTTGCAAGCCAGTGGTTTGAGCCGCAGCGCCCGTAGAAGTGATGGGCTTCGCCACGGCGGCGGGTGCCATGAGTTTCCATGTCTGCCGCATTTTCGGCAGCGGTGCCCCACGCCAGGTTTTCCAAGCGGTTGTCCCTGCAATCCCCGTTTAGGTGGCGAGTAAGTGCTCCTTCGGGAGCTGGCCCCACAAACGCCTCAAGCACAAGGCGGTGAACCTTCTTTGTAGTCCGCACACCGTTTTGGCAAAGCCCAATCAGCTGATAGCCATCCTTGTCGTTACCTGGCTTTAGGACTCGTTCTTTGCGAGTCAGGTAGTAACCCTTGCAGTTCCAGACCACGCTTTCAATTCGTTTGACTCTGCCCGCATCAGAGACGACATAGGTCGATTCGTAGCCGACCACAGGTTTCCACTGTTCAGCCATGCTGGTGCATTAAGCGAATGAGCTTTTCGGGGTAAACCGGGTCAGTCGCGTAGCCTTGCCGCTTCAGTTCGTGCGCGGCCTCTTCTGCTGTCGCGCAGTGATTTACGCCTTTGTAGCCCTTGTAATCCAAGTACCAGCGTGTCACTAGGTAGTTCACGCAGTCCTTCAGGGTTGGGAAGTCGATAAACCCTGCGGTGATCGTGACGTAGTGACCGTCAACGAACTCCTGGGTTGACTTGTTGGTGCCGCTCCCCTTGATTCCAAACGCGTTCCATTTGCCCGACATCGCTGTGCCATGAGCTGACTCCAGCGCCCACTGCGCTGCCACCAGCTCAGGGAAGCGAGCACCGCAGACCCTGGCTGCAGCCTCTACGCCTTCCCAAGTGTTGGGGAAGTCGGCTGGCGCCGGTTCCCGTTCCCGCCATTTGGTCACCCACTCGGCTGAGTCAGTGAGCAGAGCGGGGTCGCTCTGGCTGAGGTGCTGACGCAGCAGCTCGATCGCAGCCTGCTGGTGAGGCTCGCCTTTGTAGTTGGCCCAGAACTGCCGCCAATGCTCAGGCGTGAACTGCACTTGATCCATCGTCACTGCGCTTGCTCCGCCCTATTTAAGGAAAAGGTGCTCATAGCGCATACTAGGCGTGGACTGGGCTTTCAGTATGCGTCTCGGCTACGGCCGCTGCAGCACCGACGAGCAAGCTGACGCATTACAAGCTCAGCTCTTAAGGCTGACACAGGCTGGCTGTGACGAGATCCTCAGCGACCTCGAAAGCGGCACCAACGACGAGCGCCCTGGTCTGCAGCAGGTGATGGCCTTGGTGATGGCCGGCAAGGTCACCGAGCTGCTGGTCACCCGTGTGGATCGCCTTGGCCGCCACGCTGCCTATGCCGATCAGCTCCTGGCGCTCTGCAGCCTCAAGGGTGTCACCGTCCGTGCGCTCGATGGCGGGGAGATTGAAACGGCCACGCCTCAGGGCTTCTTCATGGCGCGCACCATGACGACCCTCGCTGAAATGGAGTCGCGGATGCTGAGCATGAGGCTGAAGAAGCAGTTCACCGTCTACCGCCAGCAAGGCCGGCATCTGCGGCGCCGCAAACCGTTTGGCTACATGGGCGGCCCTGAACACAAGCTGGTGCCCAACCCTGACGAGTGGGACCAAGCGCTCCGCGTCTTGGATGAACTGCGCCGCTATGGCAGCTTCAGCCGCACGGCCATGCACCTCCCTTCCTGGTGCAGCTGGACGCCAGCAGCAAGCAGCCTGCAAGCCTGGTTCTGCAACCCCGTGATCCGCGGGCACGTCGGCCATCACCTCGACAAGCATTCCGGCAAGGGCTGGCGTCAAGCCTGGGGCGAGATCTACTACGACCAGCACGAAGCGCTGATCAGCGAAGCTGACTGGCAGGCCCTGGCCGACAGCCTGCGCCGCACAAAGAACAACTTCGCCGGCAAACCCACGGTCGAGGCGCGGCACGGTCTGACCGGCCTGCTGGTGTGCGACAGCTGCGGCCATCGCATGAGGCGCAACAGCTCGGTCGGCGTGGTGTGGTGGCGCTGCCGGCATCGGCTCTGCACCGCCCGCGGCGGAATTAAGGAGTCGCTGGTGTTCCCGTTGGTAATTGATGCCTGCGTCAATGCAGCGCAGAAGTTGGCAGCAGTCGCCGCGGCCCCACCAGATGACGATCCGCGCATCGCCTTGAAGCGACGCGATCTGGAGGCGCTGCAATCCTTGGCAGCAAGAAACCCCGGCCTCCTGCCTGGCTGTAAAGCGCTGGAGCAGGAGATCGAGGCAATGCAACGGCGACCAGCACCGTCAGTTGATCTGGTCCGTTATCAACAGATGATGAGCGACCCGAAGTTCTTCACGGGTGCAACCGCAGATCAGCAGCGTGCGATCTATGGGGCGGTGCTGCAGGAACTACGGGTTGGACCAGGCGGTCACCCTGTGATGCCTGTTCTTCGTAGCTTTTGATCCTGGCGAGCAGCGCCTCGCGCAACGTGAGCAGCTTCGGGTCGTCGCTCATGCCGCCACCCCTTGCATGGCGGCCTTGCGCAGCTTTCTCATCACGCGCTTCTCAAGCTGCTGCACGTTTTGACGTGTGCAGCCCATGCGCTTAGCCACTGCAATCTGCGAGAGACCCTCGCCTTTGCAGTCGATGCCATGGCGCAGGTTGATCAGCGTGCGCTCCTTCTCGTTCAGCCTGTCAAGCCAGATGTCCAGCTTGCAGAGCAGCGAGTCCTTCTCCAGCTCCTCCATCGGAGTGGTGTCGGTGCTCTCGATCAGGTCAACCAGAGAGCAAGTGTTTTTCTCGCCCTTGGTGTTGTGTGCCTTGGCGTCAAGGCTGCCGCACCCTGAGGCATGGGTGAGGTAGCCCTGCATCACATTGATGGTGACGCCGCAGTAGTCAGCGCACTCCTGTGGAGTCGGCGGCCGGTGGTGATCGCGGATGAACGATGGCGCCCAGTTGCGGATCTTGTTCAGGCAGTCGATCGCATTGATCGGCAGCCGAACGGTGCGGTCCTGTTGAGAGATCGCCCTTGTGATGCCCTGGCGAATCCACCAGTAAAGATACGTGCTGGCCTTGTACCCTCTTTCAGGGTCAAACTTTTCAACCCCTCGAACTAAGCCAAACATGCCTTCTTGCACGAGATCAGATAGATCAAGCGTGCGAACATGAAAGACATAGCGCTTAGCAATGCTCACCACCAGGCGAAGGTTGGCGGTGATCATGCGCTCCTTGGCTCGTTCGCCGGCGCGTAACACCCGGTTCTCCTCTTTGGTGTAGGGGCCTGCCGGGTTTGCCTCCCGCAAGACAACCATGGCCTGCACCCTGCGCGAGAGAAGAATCTCCTCTTCGTGCGTCAGCAGTGGGATCTTCCCGGCTCGGTTGAGGAACCACGAAATGGCGTCAGTGTTTTCGCTCACGCCGGCACCTCCAGCCAGGCCCAGTTGCGACCAGTCGCAATGTGGCTGATGTTTTCAGCGCGCACGCCGAATTCACGGCCGAGAGACGCACGGCTTTCACCAGCAAGCAGCCGGCGCTTGATCTCAACCACTTGCTCCTCTGTGAGCCTGGCTGAGCCATTCCTGGTGCCCCTGGGCAAGGTGCCGTCGCGCAAGCGATCGGCACCGTTGTTGTCCGATGGCGTGCCGTAGGACAAGTTGCAAAGACGGTTGTCCAGGGGGCCACCAGGACCGTGGCGGACGATGTGCCCCTCAGGGCAAGGGCCAAGAAATGCCTCGGCCACCAAGCGGTGAACGAGCACCTGCTTGCCCGCTACGTTTGCGGAGGCATAGCGGCCGATGCCAGGCCGAAGCACGCGACCCTTCAGGCGCTTGCAATGCGCTGGGCGCTGCTTGATCTCAGAGTCGTTGGCGATGACGCCAACTTCACGGTCAAGGCTGCGCACACGGCCAAGGTCGCTGACTTCGTAGTTAGGCGCCCAGCTGATGGGACGCCACGTTTCGGTGACGTGCATCAGAACAGGTCTCCCGCCTCAATTTTGTTCTTCGGGTCGCTGGTGACACCAAGCAGGTAGTCATTGCCAGCAGCGCTCGTGCGGGGCAGCAGCTTCTGTGAAACGGTGACGCACGGCTCACCCTTCTTGTTGGTGGTGATCAGGGCGTCAGTGCTGTTGGCCCAAGCGTGCAGGGCGTTGATCTGCTCCAGGGGCCATTCAGACTTGGCCCAGAACTCGTTCTCCTTGCCTTCAATCTTGGATTTGTTGAAGGTGCTGTACAGGGTGAAAGCGTCGGGGGCGTATTCAGGCGACATTGCGGAACTGTTGTGAGAGAAGGTGGTTGATGGCGGTGTTGATGCTCCAGTCGTTCTGACGGCAAAGTGCCATCAGGTCGGCATAGAGGTCGGGCTGCAGCTTTGCGCTAATGCGATACCTGTTCTTCCAGTCCTCACGGTCAACACCGTTAGGACGTGGCTCGCGAGGCGTGCGCTGTTGGGCGTAGCTCTCAGCCATGAACTGATGAAATTGAGTTTCGTCCACGGGTGCGGCTTGGCATGGGGACATCGACGGCCTCAACCTCAAGGTCTGGGAAGAGGTGAAGCAATGCCCTGGCACGCTCGGCGGCACCTTCTGGCGTGACGAACTGCAGGGCAATGGCCGAGTTGTCAGTGAACGGATCACTGTCGTCAGCGACGATCGAGTGATCAGCTAGCCAGCCGCTGTCCGTTTTCAGTAGGAAGCGGACGCACTGGCTGTAGAGACTGGAGCAGCGATATCGCTGCCTTGATGAGGGCTTCGTTCTGTCCATGTTCAACAGCTGAATAGAAGCGTGACTGGAAGTAGCTCTGCGTCCATTGATCGCGAACTTCATCTTGAAGATCCAGAAGAGCGGCGAGAGCCAGTTCAAAGCGTGGGGTCACGGTTGCGTGAGAGTGGCGAGGATCTGCTGAGCGACGGCCCCGTGTTCGACTTCTTGCAGGTGCTTCGTGATGGCTTCCTTCTCGTCAAGCTTGAAGTGCTTGCGGTATTGAGAGCAGAAGCTGTCGAAGGATTGAGCGTCAGAAGTCTTGAGGTGTTTGAGCACCTCGATGATTTCGTCGCGCTCAGCTGCAGGAAGCGGCTTGGGTGCGTCGGGAGCAGGTGACTTCTCTGCTTTAGGCGCGGTTGGCTTGGCCTGCGCAGGCGTAGGGGAAGATTTCACAGTTTTGGCCGCGGCCGGTGCTGTTTTCTGCGGAGGTGCAGCAGATTCGCCGTCGTCGTCTTCAATGCCAGCGGCCAGGCCGAGGATTGAAAGCAGGCTGTAGCGCCGCAAGTAGGTGGTGGCACCACCGAAATCGTGAAGCGGATTGCGGCCGGAGCCGATGATCATCGGCAGATCGCTGTCGATGGTTTCGCCGCTGGTGTGCCGCAGCGTGGTGCGCAGCACTGGGGTGCCTTCGGTTGGGATGAAGGTCTGAGTGATGGCCAGGCCGTTCTTGCTGAGAGCAGGAAGGACAGCGGAAAGCACAGTGGCGAGGTCGGCGTAGTGGCCGAAGTTGCCGCGGGCTTCTTTGTGAATGGTGGCCACGTCTTTGTGAAAGCCACAAAGCGCGGAGGTGAGGTTGGCTTCTGTCATTTGCGCAGGGCTATGCGAGCTTCACGCACGCCGCTGTGCCATTGGCTCAGCGATGCACGTTGCTCTGGTGTGAAGGATTCCCAAGCGATCGTTTCGACCACTGAGGTGATGAGTGCGTCGGCTTCATCAACGGCCTCGTCTACGGCCTCGATGAAGCGAGCGCATTTCAGGTAGAGATCATTGGCTTCGGGGGGTGTGACTCGGTGCATCGCTGCTGCGGGGTGCATCACGAAGGTAGGGGTCAACTCCACCCTGGGTCAACCCTACGCAGCCGAGGCGCAGCAGTGCGTTTGCGTCTCAGCGTTAGACCCCAGTCGCCCACTGCCTGATGCCGCGTTCTGCTGCGCCTTGCAGCTCATCCACCTCGTCAGGTTCCCACTCGCTCCAGCCGCTCAACACGTCGCGCATCTTCTCCAGTTGCGCATCGGTGAGGTCGTCTAAGCAGCGCAAAAGTTGGTCCCATGCTTCGACAGGGGAGAGCATCTGCGTGCGTGCGTGATCACGGAAGGCATCGCGCATCTGCTTGCTGAGGGCTGAGGCTTCCTCTGGCGTGCACTGCTGCGGAGCGATCAGATCGTCAGGCAGCGGCTGCTCACCAATGAACATGGCGAAGAAGCCGGCGGCACTGGCCACCAGGCCGTCTGCGGTGTGGAACGGCTCACTGCCGATGAGACGATCGCGCAGTGAACGGCTCGTGATCAGCTTGAAGTCCTGGGTGGCGACAGCACGGTTGAAGGCGGCTAGGCCGATCCAAAAATCCGGCTTCATCTGAAGCTCCCCCCTGGTACACAAACTGACCTGGCTGTTCCACGGCCCTGGTGAACCGGCGGCCTTGGCCCAGTCGTGCAGGGTCTGCTGTGACCAGCCGTTGCGACGAAGCCAGACGGCCAATGCCTTCCCGAAGGCCGTGCGACACGCCTGCTGATCGGCAGGGGCGGGGTTCATGAGTTGAGGGTGACTCTGGGGTCAACCCTATAGGGCATTGGCCGGAGCTGGGCAGTCCCTAAATAGGGGCGCCGTATTGCACCGGGGTTGACCCCGTGCTATGCTCATGGTGTCAGCAGGAGAGACCGCGTGTGCGGCCCTGCAGGCACAGCACTCCTGAGCCCTACGGACCGCGCCACGGCGTCCGCTGGCAGCACATCGACAACTGAGTCACATGACACCACTCGACCGCCTCAATCGGGCACTGGTCATTCAGAACGCTCTGACTGAGCTGATGACCGATACAGAGGCAGACACATACGAAGTGCTCACGGAGCACTTCAACGATTACATCAACGATCTTCGGATCGACTATCAGGATTCACTGGGTTCTGAGATCTGATGCACGGGGGCCGCAGCCCCCGTTTTCGTGCCCCTAGAGCGCTTGGAAAGAGACAGCGCAGGGGCTTCCACCGCATTCAACCCAATGACCAACGCCATCGCCTGGGCGCTGGTGCTGCTGACTCTCCCCTTCGTGATCCTTTGGTGGGCCACCGAGAGCCGCAGCGTCCGCATCCAACGCCTACGCCGCCAGGGGCAGACCTGGAACCAGATCGCTGCCCGCTACGGCTGCAGCCCTTCCACCGCAAGGAGGTGGGCTACGGCGTAACGGATTATTACTCCCCGCTTGCCTACCGTTGCGCAGGGGTAGACCCCAGTGCCATAGTGATCACATCGGAGGGGGATCGCCCCCGAGTCACCCGATCCAACCCATGAAACTCTTCACCGCTACAGCCGCTGCTCTCCTCATCGCAGCTCCGGCTCACGCACAGATCTACAGGGGCGAGTTCGTCAACCCGGCGACCGCCACGGTGGCACAGTGCAACACCAGCGTTTATGGCCGCACTGCCACGACCAGCTGCAAGGACATCCCTTATCACATCTGGCGCGCTGGCAAGCAAGCCGAGCTTCAGGCCATGGAGAAAAATGCTGACGCGATGAAGGCGCGCCGTTGCCTTTATGCCAAAGCCGTTGGGCTTGCAGATGCTGATTGCAACTGATCACCACCCTCTGAGTCACACCATGAAAATCATCACCAACATCCTCGGCACCATCGGCATCCTGTTCATCGGTGCCGTGGGCTGCACTGCTCTCTTCGCTAACAGCTACAACAACGTCACTAAGGAGTCAGAGGGCACCGCTGAGGTAACCGATGCCAGCTGGGTTCCTTCTGGGTTTACAGCTTGGAACAACGACGTGGCCATGAAGTGGTCCGATAACGGCTCCTACAGCTGCGATGCACGCCGCTGCATCCAGATGGAGGTGGTCGCCAAGAACGGTTGCGGCTCCCTCTACGCAGAGAGCGCCCTGGTGGATTCAGCCGGCAATAACGTCGGCTACACCAACGCCACCAGCTCTGGCGTGAAGCCGCTGCAAAAGGCGTTGCTGATGCTGGACACCTACAACGAGAACACAGCCCAGTTCCAGCTCTCCAAGATCAGCTGCTATTGACTCCCTAGCCTGCAAGCGGAGGAGAACTCCGCGAGGTCAAGAGGAATCACAGGGGCCATCAGAGGCCCCTTTTTCATGCCTGCCTGCAGACGATCGCCTCAAGCATCCGCACCTTTTCCTGAAGCCTCTCGTTGCGTTCGATCGCTTCAGCCAAGAGTGCAAATGGGTCGTTGATGCCGTCTAGAGCGAGTTGCTTACGGAGCTGTTTTGCCTCGGTGGAGTAGGCCATGGGGCCTCCTGCTTTGGGGTCTCTTTAAGCGTAACGGATTGTCAACTATCTGTTGCCCCATGTTTGAGGCTCGTGAAATGCGCGGGCTTGCTCTTGGCCGCGGCCTTGCGTTTCGCCCTGCGAGCGGGTGGATCAACGCGCAGGGATTCGATCGTTTCCCTGTAGCCGGGCGCTTCACCGGGGCCGCCGTTGGCAGGGTCGAGCAGATCGGTCCAGTTCATGGCCCAGTGTCCCAAGTGCGGGACACTCCTGCGCAGGGGCAGCAGTGGTTCGCTTGTATTACTTGACGAGTATGGCAAAGTATCCGACGGAAATCTGTTAAACTTTGCGAGCAGGGCACCCGGTCTTCGACCGAAGGGCAGGGCTACGGCTCTGCCCTTTGCTTTTGCGTATTCGTAGGGCCGCTAGTCTTCCGAGACAAACCTTGGAAGGACGGGTGCCCTGCAGCCCCGCTCAGCCAAGGATCACGCCACAGGAGGGCGGGCTTGGCTGACAACGTGTTTGCGATCGTCCAGCGGGACGGTGTCGAAGGCTTTTGGTTTGAAGAACACTGGATCCGCCTGGTCCGGGGCTTTGCCACCGAAGTTGGCACCAAGGAGGAGATCGGCTTCGTAGCGACCGACCTGGCCAAGGCGCTGGATCACAGCCAGGCCGTAAAGATCACCCGTCTGCTCGACCCGGATCAAAAGGGTATCCATTCAGTGGATACCCCTGGCGGAACCCAGTCTCTGACTGTGATCTCCGAGTCGGGCTTCTACAAGCTCGTCCTCCGAAGCGACAAGCCCCAGGCGGCTCCGCTTCAGGACATCGTCTCCAGGGAGATCCTTCCCCAGATCCGCAAGACGGGCCAGTACGCGCCCCACTTGGCGGATCCGACCCGCGCCGTGGCTCGGATCAAGGGCAAGAAGGCTCGGATCACACTCCAGGACACCCTGTTCGAGCATGAGGTGACGATGGATGGTGCAGGCATTGGGGCCATCACCAACGTCACCTATCGGATCGGCTGGGGCAAGACGGCAAAGGCCCTGCGGAGGGAAATGAACTTGCCTGACGGCGTTAGCCCTCGGGATCGGATGTCAGCCCGTGATCTCAATCGGCTGAACGTCCACGAAACGGTTTTAGAGGCACAGGTTCGCCTGCAAGACGTTCGAGGCAATGCCGACAACATCCTTCTCGCCACTAACTGCGGCCATGCAGTTGAGAAGATGTTGAATCAGCCAATTCTTGCTGACTTCGATACAGACAAAGAGGAGCCCAAAGTCAGCTACTCGCCTTACAGGGTGTTCACAGCCTCAGACTTCTGAGACTCACCTCATACGCTTGCGCAGCTGATGCACCGCAGGTAACTTTGAGGGGTCCCTGAGTCACCATGGAACCCCTCACCATCAAACTGAGGCTCGACGCCGAAACGGCCGAGTTACTCCAGCTTCATAAACCCAGATCCCTTCCCCTGGCTACGTTCTGCACCCTTCTGATTGAACAGGAGGTTGAAAAGCTTGACACCGGCCGTAGACTACCCGCGTACCGTGTCGGTGCGGGAACCAGTAGTTACCTACCAACGAAGGAAGAACGGATCAACGAAGCAAGCACTTCCGCACTTGCTTCCTCCGATCTTCCTTCTGAGGAATTCGAAACTGACCTCATTGTCATGGGGGATGGTGTCGGGAGGGAGTCTGAGGGAGGGCCTAGGAAGGACCCATCTCGGAAGCCAGCTGTTAGGGCGGTTCGACCCAACCTGGAGCCCTTCGCCGATCTCATCCAAGACTTCTGGAAGATCAAGGGCGGCAGCAAGAACGATCGCGCCTGGTCCCTTCTTCAGACCGAACTGACAAAGCTCCAAAAGGCTCACGGTGATGAGGTGACTCGTCATCAGATTGAGCTGGCCATCAACGGCAAGTGGAAGGGCATTACTGAGGCCAACTTCACGCGTTTCTCTGCGCCCAAGGGCAATGCGTTTGCGCAGCCGGAGTTCAAGCACCCTGCCGCGCGTGAGTTCCGCAACGGGCGCTTCGTTGATGAAGACGGCCCAACCACTAACCCGGTGTTGAAGGAGTTGTTTTGAAGAAAGCCTTTGACCTGACCGAAGTGCGCCTTCTCCTTCGGCAAGGCATCGCCAAGGGCTACTGGACCCTCGAACAGCTCGATGAGCCATCGCCTGGCTGGAAGGAGAACGCCAAGACCTTCCGCATCAACTACCCGAAATACCAACAAGCCGAATACCGCAACCCGCTCCGCGATGAACCCGAGTCACCAACCGTTGAAGCAGGGCCTAGCCCCCGTGACCTTGCCCCCAGTGGAGGGCCTGACCTTCTACCCGGAGGAACACCGCTACCGCTTCCAAGGCCAGTGGATCCGGCATTCAGTAACCCAGGTCATCAACCAGAAGACCCCGCAGCAGATGGCGCGGATCATGAGTTCCCGTTCTGAGTGGGAACCTCGCGGCAACACCGTCCACGCCTGCCTGGAAAACTTCCTGCTGCACGGCGATGCCGGTGACCCCGGCGACTACGCCGAGTGGGTGGCCCCGTTGGTGGCTCACCCGATGTGGAAGACCTGGAAGGCCGTCGCCGTCGAGCACCGCCTCGTCGATGCACGCCACTCCATTGCCGGCTCGTTCGATGCCCTCTTGCAGAACCAGGACACCGGGGAGCTGGTGATCGCTGATCTCAAGACCCAGAGCAGCCGCCACAGCAAGCCCAGGGACATCAGTCCCCAGCTAGGTGCGTACACGAACCTGATCGACCTGTGTCACCCGCACATGGCCGGGCAGATCAAGCGCGGCCTCGCCATCTGGTCACGCCCTGCCGAGACCGCCATCACCACCTACGCGATGGATGACGCCATCCCCACCTACCTGGCCTGTCGTCACGCCTTCCTCGCCAAGCAGCCTGATTTCTGATGAACGTCAACCAGCTCTCCCTGCTCTCCACTGACGAAGACAAGCTCAGCCGTGCCTGGGCTGAATGCAAACGCGCCAACCCCTGGCTGCTGCCAAAGCTGGCAGAGATGGCCCGAGAGATGAAGCGTTGTGGCCACAGCCACTACGGCATCAAAAGCCTGTTTGAAGCACTGCGTTGGGAGACCCGCTACTCAACCGGTGACCTCGGATTGAAGGTCAACAACAACCACACCGCACTGGCTGCTCGTGACCTGATGGCCCTTTACCCCGACCTTGATGGCTTCTTTGAAACCCGTGAGCGCAAGGCCCATGGCAACTGGGGCCAAATCCATTGAGCTTTGTCAATACCCCTAGCTAGGGGTTGACCCCTGCGGCAGTATTGCCTCGTCACCACCGCAACCCACATGTCATGCGCTCACTCCGCTTCCAAACCCTCGGCTTCCTCCTCGGTCTGGGTCTGGGCATTTCTG